TAGATAATATAGAGCAGATTCCATATCACGACTCCATGTTTTTACCATATGGTAAACACAAGATAAACCCAAAGTTACAAAGTTTTGATCCTTGGAACTTTGATATCAATAAAAAAGCCGAAGATAAAATAATAAAAGATAATCTTTGGTATTATAGTGAATTTTATCCAGAAGTATTGGAGGAAAACAAGACATGATTTACAACAGACTGATTGATGGAAAGACACCATCGGAAGCATCGAAGATTCTAGTTAAGAGTTTTCATACAAACGGAATGGAAAGAAGTGATTGGAGAGGTTGGTGGAAACCTGAAAATATTCCTGTGTGGACATGGGACTGGCAGATGAAGAGAGATTCTCACGATCCCCGAATTTTGTTTCCACAGTATGGTACATGGTTATGGATAGAAAATTCTGAGATTCCTCCAGAACATTTTGATGATCCCTTTTTAATTCTCAAGCACATTGGATATGAGGATGAGTATTCTTTATGTTGGTGGGATTGTCCTCAGGATGCGGATGAAGATATGAAGCAAAAGGTTATTCAATTAATTCAGAAAGGAACTCTTACATATCAAATAAATCTTGTAGGACCTACTTGGGATATGTTTGGACATCAATTCTTAGCAAGATCTGAATTTTATCAGATTGATAAACAATTGCCTTGGGCTTCTAAAGAAGAACAGGAACAAGTGATTGCTAATGGTATCATGGACATACTTAGGAGATTTCAAAAGAGAGAAAAAAATATTCCTCCCGATCTAACTATTTCAAAACTTAACGCTGATCTTAATAACAATGCATCTTCGTCGCAAAGAGGAGTATAATAAATAGGTAAAAACCTATGAAAGAAGAACTCTATCTTGACGATTCTGAATGGTATAATAAAATGCTAAACAAAATCTTGGATGAGTATCATGACGACACCGAACTGGCTACACAACTCTGGGAAGAGACAGAAAAGAAAATTGAAGCCTCAGGCACTCCGCCAAGCGAAGGCGAGACTGAGACAGTTCAAAAAGCGTCACATGACCCCGCCTAACAAGCGGGGTTCTTTTGTATAATACGTCCATACGCAACCAAGCAATGTCTGTCTCCCAGGAAATCAAGTCACAACTCGCCAAACTCCTTGCTACTGAAGATCTGGTTGTTGAGCACCGTAACGTACAGACTGCTCAGTTTAACGTCCACACGCGAGTCTTGACTCTTCCTATTTGGGATAGGGCATCTTCTATGGTTTATGATCTCCTGGTGGGTCATGAGGTCGGACACGCTTTGTTTACACCCGATGAGAACTGGATTCAGGACTACAATATCTCTCCTAGTCTTGTGAATATCGTAGAGGATGTTCGCATCGAGAAGTTGATGAAGCGTAAGTATCCTGGGCTCTCTAAGACTTTCTATCGTGGGTATGCGGAACTTGCTGATGAAGACTTCTTTGCTATCGCTGACGATGATCTCTATGGTATGAATCTTGCGGATCGGGTGAACCTGTACTATAAGATTGGTAACTATGTTGATATTCCTTTTGAGGAAACAGAGATGTTCCTTGTCCGTATGATCGGTGAATGTGAAACCTTTGCAGATGCTCTTCTTGCAGCAGAAATCCTACACAAAGCTTGTAAGGATGAACAAGAAAAGCAGAAGATGGATATTCCTTTGAATGGTAATTCTTCTGAGTCTGGAGAGCAGGAAGAATCTGTAGAACAGACTCCTTCTGCAGTGGGTGGATCTTCCTCAGAGCAACCTGAACAGATGTCTGATGATCAGAGTGAAGTCAAGTCTGAGGAGTTTAGTTCGAGTGAAGGTGGTGAAACGTTTGAGGATATTGAGACCAAGACTGCAGATGCTCTCGCAGAAAATCTACAAGATCTTGTTTCTGTAGGTGCTGAAGATAATGTTTACATTGAACTTCCTAAAGTAAATCTTAAGAGTATAGTTGCTGATGTTGAAGAAGTATATGAATATGCTTCTAACTTCTTTCAAGAGCAAAGTGATAACTGGAATGAGGAACGAGAGGAGTTTTTTGATATCTATGAAACGCAAGATCAGGAATATGCAAAGTTCAAAAAACAAGCACAGAAAGAAGTCAACTACCTCGTCAAAGAGTTCGAGTGCCGTAAAGCCGCAGACGCTTATTCTCGTTCTGGCGTTAGTCGGACTGGAGTTCTTGATACAGGGAAGTTACACACTTATCGATACAATGAAGACATTTTCAAGAAAGTGACGACTATTGCTGATGGTAAGAACCATGGTCTCATTTTCGTTCTAGATTGGTCTGGTTCCATGTCTAAAGTCCTTGAGGATACAGTCAAGCAACTTTACAATCTCGTTTGGTTTTGTAAGAAAGTGAATATTCCTTTTGAAGTTTATGCTTTCACTAATGAATGGCAGGTGAGAGAAGATGGTAATTCACATCTTGGACTTCCTTCCCACTACATTAAAAAAGAGGGTCTGATGCAAGTCTCTGCTCAGTTTGGTATGGTCAACATCCTTTCTGGTCGCCTTAAGGGACGTGATCTTGAGAAGCAGATGATTAATATCTGGCGTATTGCTGCATACTTCTCTTCTAGTTACGGAACATACTACTCTGTTCCTGCTCGTCTTGGTTTATCTGGAACTCCTTTGAATGAGGCTTTTATTTCTCTCCACCAGATTATCCCTCAGTTCAAGAAGGACAATGGTGTTCAAAAGGTTCAGTGTATTGTTCTGACTGATGGTGAAGCATGTGGTCCTGGTTATCATGTAGAAATCCAACGTCACTGGGATAAGGATCCTTATATGGGAGCTCGTCAAATTCCTACATGGAAAGGATTTCTCAGAGATCGTAAACTTGGTCGTACTTATAGTTTTGGTAGTTCATATGGTGGATTCGCTAAAACTATGCTTACTCATCTGAAAGAAAGTTTCCCCGACACAAACTTCATTGGTATTCGTGTTCTTGAAGGAAGAGATGCTGGTTATTTTATTCGGAACAATATCAACGATGAACTTGAGGAAAAGCGATTGAGAGATTCTTATAAGAAGAACAAGTCTTTCACCCTCAAGAACAGTGGTTATGATGCATACTTTGGTATTGCTTCTAGTGCTCTCTCTGCGGATACTGATTTTGATGTTCAGGAAGATGCTACAAAAGGTCAGATTAAGAGTGCCTTTATCAAGTCTCTTCGCGGAAAGAAGACAAACAAAAAAGTTCTGAGTGAGTTCATTTCTTTGGTTGCATAAATATCTAAAAAGTTATCTTCAAAATGATTTCTTTCGACGATATCAAATCGGAATTAGTTGAGAAGAGAGATGGTAAGTCTTCTAAGGACAAAGGATACTCTCTTCGCGACTGGTTTAAAGGTGGTGGTTGGAAGCAGACTGGTGGTAAGTACGATGGGAAACCATGTGCTAAGCAACCAGGACAGACCACCAAACCCTACTGTAGGGACGCAGACGACCGTGCTTCGATGAGCAAGGACGAGCGGGACAAACGTGCCTCTAAGAAGCGTAGAGAGGATCCTAACGCCGATAGAAAGGGCAAAGCTAAGAACGTAACCCAAGAGGAAGTCATGCAAGACGATTTAGAGTTTATGACTGAGGAGCAGTTTGACGAGGCAGCAGGAGAAAAAGATGCTTGTTACCATAAAGTAAAAGCACGTTACTCCGTATGGCCTTCTGCATATGCATCTGGTGCTTTAGTTAAGTGCCGTAAAAAAGGTGCAAAGAACTGGGGTAACAAAACTAAAAAAGAAGAAGTTGAGAACGTAGAAGAACTCTATAAGGGTAAGCACGGTCAGTCTGAGAAAGAGTATATGAACTCTCGTTCTGATGCTGGTAAACAAATCTCTGGTGATTCCAAGCATAGTGGTGCTGCATATTCACACCGTTCCTTCAAGGGTCAAGGCAAACCTGCTAAACCAGGTGAACGTCAAAAGTTGCAGGGTAAAATGACTAAAGCTGATCGTGATGAGTTAGCTATTCGTAAGGCAAACCTGAAGAAAGAAGAATTTGAATTCTCCAATTGGAGAGACGAGTTCAAAGCTACCGAGTTTGAATTCATTGATCTAATCAAACCTAAAAAGATCGGTGAAGATTGCTGGGATGGTTATGAAAAGAAAGGAATGAAAACTATGTTTGGCAAGAGGTATCCAAATTGCGTAAAGAAGAAAAAGAAAAAGTGAATTGGCGAGAAATCGCAATAGCATCTGAATCTGATGAGAGAGTCCTAAAGGTTCTCAAAGAGGGACCGAAGAGTCTTTCTCAAGCATGGATGCTTCAAGCAATGCGATATAAGTATGGACGATCTGAGAAGTGACCACAGGGGTCTTCGGACCCCTTCTTCATGCCCTATAATAACTTCAGTTAAACAAAACAACCCAATGTCCATCTCCGCCGACTACATCCGCACTTCTCTCCAAGCAGTGTATGGAGAGTCTGTGACTGCCGCCGACATTCGTGCCTGGTGTGCTATGAACGGTTCTAACTATCAGACCATTACCAACAAATTGACTGACTACAAGGTTGGTCGGGGCAAGTGGAATCTGGAAGTAACCAAAGAGACTGTTAAGGATCTTGAAGTAACTTATAATACTCCTGCAGCCATTCCTGCAGTTGAGCAAAACCTTATCCCGATTAAAGATGATACCTTCGTCCGCTTTGGTAACTTCGCTGATATTAAAAAAATTATTACGTCCCGCCTTTTCTATCCAACGTTCATTACTGGTCTATCTGGTAATGGTAAGACGTTCTCGGTTGAGCAAGCGTGTGCTCAACTGGGTCGGGAACTCATCCGCGTAAACATTACAATCGAAACTGATGAAGACGATCTTATTGGCGGTTTCCGCCTTGTTGATGGCAACACCGTCTGGCACAATGGCCCAGTCGTGGAGGCACTCGAACGAGGAGCTGTACTGCTCCTTGACGAGATCGACCTTGCCTCTAATAAAATTCTCTGTCTCCAATCTATCCTTGAAGGAAAAGGAGTTTTCCTTAAGAAAATCGGACGGCGAGTTGACCCTGCAAGTGGATTCAACGTCATCGCCACAGCAAACACTAAAGGTAAAGGTAGCGACGACGGGCGATTCATTGGAACTAACGTGCTCAACGAAGCCTTCCTAGAGCGTTTCCCTGTAACCTTTGAGCAGGAGTATCCTACTCCTATGATCGAGCAGAAGATCCTTCAGAAGTGTGCAGAGTCTCTTGGAGTCAAAGATGTTGATTTCTGCAAGCGTCTGGTTGACTGGGGAGACATTATCCGCAAAACGTTCTATGATGGTGGTGTTGACGAGATCATCTCTACCCGTCGTCTGGTGCATATTATTCGTGCATACAGCATCTTTGGTGATAAGGCAAAGGCTATTGAAGTCTGTGTGAATCGCTTTGATGATGAGACAAAGCAGTCCTTCATGGAACTGTATGATAAGGTTGATGCTGATGTTGACTTTGCAAATTCCACGGAGGTTTGATAGAATGGTGAATGCTTGGAGTTTACTTTATGATGAAATGGAAAACAAAAAAGAATTAGCAGATATTAAACACTCAACCCATTGGTATGATTATGATCGAAATGATCTCGACCGCGAAAACCCATTCATCAATACCCAGGATTTCTGGGTTGATGATGAGTACAGCATTAGTATTGATTCAGACTATCCCTATCCCATGAAAGAAGATCGAATTGACCTAAATTTAGATTCAACTTCTAAGAATGGATTCTGGAAGTATGAAGAAGACAAAACTATGAAGGAGGTTCGTGATTACCTATCTTCAACCTATAAGTCTCACTACACATCTCAAGATTCTAAAACTCAGACACTTGATTTGATTGAGAGCATTGGTGATGCAGAACCATTCTGTCGTTCTAATGCAATTAAATACCTCTCTCGCTTCGGTAAGAAGAACGGCAAATCAAAGCAAGATATTCTGAAAGCAATTCACTATTGCATTCTTCTGTATCACTTCTCTGGAATTCACAAACAGCCCAAAGGTAACTATGAAACTTTCTGAAAAAACTCTTTCTCTTCTCAAGAACTTCGGTAGTATCAATCAATCTATTCTTTTCAAAGAGGGTAATAAACTTCGCACCATTAGTGTGATGAAGAATATTCTTGCAGAGGCAGAGATTGCAGAAGACATCCCTCAGGATTTTGGTATCTATGATTTGAATCAATTCCTGAATAGTCTCAGTGTTTCTCAATCACCCGAACTCGATTTCTCTAACAATCAGTACGTTATGATCCGTGGTTCGGACACTAAGGCAAAGTATTTCTTTGCAGATCCCAGTGTGATTGTTAGTCCTCCTGAGAAGGAAATCTCTCTGCCTACGGAGGATCTTTGTTTTGAGTTAAATACTCAGCAACTAGATCGACTGCTTAAGGCTGCTTCTGTTCTTCAACTTCCAGATGTTTCTGTTGTTGGTGAAGCGGGTGTTGTGAAGATCATTGTTTGGGATAAAAAGAACGATACTTCAAATGATTTCTCTATCATTGTAGGTAAGACTGATTCTGAGTTCTCTTTTAACTTCAAGGTAGAAAACATTAAGATCATTCCTGGACGATATGAAGTTTCTATTTCTGAAAAACTTCTTTCTAAGTTCACCTCTAAGGATCGTAACCTTTGTTACTACATAGCATTGGAACCAGATTCTGTATGTAAATGAATATCAATATAAAAGATAATGTATTTTATGAGGATGATTATGAATATCTAGTTGGATACAGTAGAGAATCTCCCTATGTGTATGGTGAGGGCGACAGACCATCTGTAGATCCAACAGGTATGGTTCATAATATAGATCTTGATACTAAAGTTGCCAGGTCTGTCCATAAACAGATGCAAGATACTTTTCCTGAAGAGATTGCTAAGTATGATTCTCCAAATAGAGTTTATATAAATTGTTTTGCTCCGAGGGAAGATTGTTACTATCATATAGATGGGGGAGAGGGATCTAAAACTTGTTTGATATACTTATCAAATACTGATTGGATTCCTGTTTTATGTGGGGAAACATTTTTTTATCAAAATGATAAAGTTATTGGAGTACCTCCTCATCCAAATAGAGCAGTTTGTTTTGATGGGAACATCTTACATAGAGCAAGCTCTTTTAGAAAAGGACATCGATTTACTCTTGCTTTGAAATATCCATGAAACATATCCTTTTTACTCTGAAGGGTTGTCCCTTTGAACCACTTGATGATGAACAAAACATCAAGATGATTCTTTACAATGCAACAAAAGAATCCAAATCTACTCTTCTTAATTTAGCAACACATAAGTTTGATCCCCAGGGTGTAACGGGTTTTGCTATGCTTGCAGAGTCTCACATCTCAAT